CAAGTTTATTTATCTCGTGCTGTAAATACCAAGCTGCTTTCTTTAGGTCTTCTAACTTATTTCCCTTGCTGTCGCTTCTTAACACATACTTTATGGTGTTTCCTAAGGAGAAAGGTAGCTTGTAGTGGTCAATAATCTTAATCACTTCAAGTGGGTTATCTCCTCCGTAGTGTGCAGGATGGTTTACCATTTCCTTAGTTGCCTGATGTACGTTGTCGCCAATGTCCTCATTTTTATTAGTCTGGGGGTTAAGAACTGCAAAAATATCTCCTTCTCTTACCTTGTAATGTCGTCCTTTATTGTCAACTACATCATATACATAATTAAATCCATATGAGTTATAATCAGATACAGTTCCTATTGTAAATAAATTATCTGACTTAAACTCTATACGAGTGCTTACTGGCAATGGGTGTTCTATCTTACTTTCCATAGTTAGGCTTTATATCTGCGGTTATGTTTGTTGTGTAAAACTCATTCCTTTCTTCTTCGGTTAATGTTGGGATACGATTCGATACGCTAATATCTGATTCGATACGCTCTTTTAACCACAGAAAAACTACATACGAAAATGCACTTTGGAATTTTTCTTTAAATTCTTCCTCTATTTTTTTCCAGTCCATTGTTAATATATTTTAAAAAATTTTCTCATTGTAATATTGCCATAAAGTAAGTACAGATGACCTCTTGAAAAATGAAGTCGAGGTTTAAATACCCACTCCGTAACAACTATCAAAGTTGCAATTAATAATATTACATTTTCCATACTACAAAACTAATGTTTCAACTTATATTATCAAAATATTTTTGTTATTTAGAATTGATTTAAATTAGAAAGGTTCAGACTCGTCAACCTCCCTCGGTACAAAGCCTCCATTGTTGACTTGGATGTTTGGCTGGGTAAAGTCATTGTTTGGCTTGATGGTTGGTTCAAGTGGGATTGTTTGTTGGGGCTGCTCCTTTAGTAGCCAATTTGAATCATCAGACGTTAACGAGTGGTATCTTCCATTCCTTCCGTTCCAAGTCATCTCTGCGTGTCCTACTGAACCCCAATGCTTAAACTTAATCTTTTGGAAGTATATGTAAGTCTTATTTGTTTCAAAATCTCTATAAACAGTTATTCCGTTATGAGCCTTGTTGTACCAATTGGCAGAGCCATTTATTGAGTACAGGTTTGGGATTTCAAACTTGCCAGTTACCTTGTCCTTTTGTATTTTTGTTGGATGCGCCACTAAAAAACAATGGACGTGGTTTGTTTCCGTAAACATTGTAATCTTGTCTAATTCCTTTGAGATATACCTCGACTCGTTGTCGTAGTTATGCTCTAACTTGTTCCAAGCATCAATAATAAAAGCATTTACACCCTTCTTTCTTATCAAAGACTTTACAGATGCAAGTATGTTGTCTAAAGCAAAATTCTTTTCTGGCTTAATAAAGTAAAAATGATTATCAAAAAACTCCTTTGCTAACCTCAGCTCCATTTCATTCATCTTTCCGCTTCCGCTAAATGGCTTTCCTATTAACTTTTCTGCTATCTTACTAAAGTGCAGTTGCAATGGATAGTTCTCAGGAGAGTATAAGGCAAACTTCCAATCTGATAATGTAGAAAGCTTGCAAAGTATAAAGTCTAACACCTCTGACTTTCCGTGTGATGGTATTCCTGTTATTACAGACAAGTAACCTAAGTGATATTCTAACCTTTCATCTAACTGCGGTATGTTTAGCTTTGCACCATTTGGAAGTCCGTTGTAGTAGTAGTCATCTATCTCAGCATCAATATCTTTAGCACTAAAAACTCCCTCCAATGGATACTCTTCTCTGTTCTTTATACATTCAGCTACTCCCTGAGTCCCATAAGTTAACAAGCACTCGTTAGCATCCTTGCAGTCTTTAAAAGTCACCTTGCTGCACATCTCAAATCCAAAACGTCTTGCTAACTCATCCCTAAGGTTGTTCCCAGCCTTATCGTTGTCGAGTGCAAGGATTATCTTTGTGTCTGCTAAAAATAAATCAATGCAGTTGTCAAGGTAGACAAGATTGTTTCTGTTGAGGTTAGCACCATTGGGAACGCTGATAACATTTTTAAATCCACACTCCCAAAGAGATAAGGCATCCATCTCGCCCTCAACTATTATCACCTCATTGTTTTCTTTTAGGCAGTCAATGTTGTAAAATATCAACTCGGCATCCTTGAAAAGTTTAAAGTTCTTCTTTGCATCACGATACTTGGTGTTTACAATTTCTCCATCTCTAAAATAGTTAAACTGAATTGTGTTTTCTTCCTTTTGTGTTTGAGGCATCCATTCAAGTCCTTCTGTAACTTTTAATTCTAATAGCGTTTTTTGGCTAATTTGCCTATCTCTAAACCACTTTACCACCTTGTCTGATAGTTGGGTATCATTTTTAAAAATGGGTGTCTTATATTGCTTTATTTCACGTTTCACAAATTCTTCATTTTTTTTGATTAGTACTACATCGCAATGGGCGCACTTGCCAGACTGCTTTTCTGTGTTGTAACTGAAGCATTTTAAGTGCCTCTTTTTTCTGTCATCGGAGCATACAGGGCAGCGCATATAGTTTTCACCTGCGTGTTGGATGTCAATGTCATACTCAATCTTGGTGTCCTTATCAAAAACTATCATCAGTAAACCATTTTGCTTGCCTTTGTAGCAGTTTTAATCCACTCATAAACGATTGAAAGGTTTATGCTGTAGTACTTTCCATAAACTCCTTTTGAGCCGCTTTTTATAATTTCTTTTAGCTTTTCCTGCTCTAAGTTTGGATAGTCTGAGTTTATTTCAGTAGCCCAGTACGCTAATGTTTCATCGCTGTATCTAAAATTCAAATCTGCAAGTACACAAACTTTTAGTGACTTTGAAATAAATGAAATTTTATTAATTTGTTCCAACTGCAAAGTTGATGAGGTCTGTAATGCTGTTTGTGTCATTTGTTTTTGTTGTTATTTGTGAATAAATTTCGTTAAATTTTGAGTTTATAATTGTTAATGAGTATCGTTCTAAAATCCAATTGTCCTTGATGTTTGTAAGTATTATTTGGTAGCCGCTTAATAGTTTTTCCTTAAACTCTGGCGATTCATTTTCAAGATGTGGGAACTTTTCACGGACTTTTGATTTGATTTTTCCAAGCAGCGCAATAAGCGCAACTGCATCTTTTGCTGCCCAACAAAATTCACTATGGTTTTTAGATTGATAGCAGTTTAAAAAAAACTGTTTTCCCTCTGAGCGAATTTGCTTGTCAAATTCAGAAACAACTTTTTTTGGTTTTTTATCAGTAATAATATTTATTTCTTTTTTACTATCACTTACACTATCACTATCACTATCACTATCGGGTTTTTTGGGTTCGGTTGGGTTATTTTGGGTTTCCAAAAAACCCACTGGGTTATTTTGGGTTTCTTTGGGTTCGGTTGGGTTTTTAGGTCTACCTCCCTTAGAACCATTGATTTTATTACGTTCTATAACACTTTCATATTTTTCTTCATCTCTTTTGAACTGATTTTCAAACTGCAAGAAAGCAATGTTAATTCCAAAATCTAACTCTTGTTTTACTCCGTTTTGGTAATTTTTTATCGCCTTAAACAATTTTCCAGCTTGTTCATCTGTTAAAATATCAAGAACATTTAAACTGTCGTTGTGTAAAATAAATGACTTTCTCATATTAATCAAAGTTTTCATTTATATAATCAGAAATATATTTTAGCAGTTTTTCATCTATTATAGCTAACGATAAAAACCAAGCTGCTCTATGTTGAAACTTTTTTTCCATCAAAAGTTGCATATTTGATATAAAATAATCAATACTTCTACTATCCTCACCATCATCTCTCAGTATCTTAATAAATTTTTCGCCAGCCGCTTTTAATTTATCTTCCTCTTTTTGGTGGCACTCGTGACAATATGTAATAAGCAGTTTATCTGGAGTATCCCAAGGCTCTTTGCCTTTATATGCTATGTGGTGGACTTGTAGTGATTTTTCATCAGAGAAACATTCCATACATCGGAACTGGTCACGTTGAAATATTTCTAATCTTTTCTTTTGCCAACGTGGGTCTTTTAGCTTTTCAGCGTAGGTAATTTTTTCCATATATATAAATACCTAAAGAGGGGGGTGTGGCTAAACAAAAGTATGATAGTGCAGAAAAGCACAAAAATACAGCCCCCTCTTTAGGATTTATTTAATGTTATGATTTTAAATTTTAACATCATCTTTTATTTAGCTGCTGCAAACATAAAAACAATTTTCCGAACTACAAAATATATTTCAACTATTTATATTCAATATAAATAGATTATTCTTTATTCCGATATCAAATAAAGGGTTTATATTTGCAGAAATATGTATTAAAAACAATACGTTAACAGTTAAAAACTAATTTAATGAACGATGGAAGCGACACTAAAATTTAATTTACCAGAGGAAAGAGAAGATTTTGAAATTGCAGTAAAGGCAGGTGCTATGTATGCAATTTTGTGGGATATAAAGCAACTTTTTAGAGATGAGTTGAAGTACAATGGAAACCTTACCGAGAAGGAACGTGAATTAACAGAAAACCATCAAAGTAAGTTTTTTGATTTATTGCACGACAATGGAATATTTTTGGATAAATGATAATTAATTATTAACATTGTCGATTGATTTAAGAAATACTTTTGAACTATGAAACAAAAAATAAACTTTCAGATAGAGCAATTAGTATTCTTAAAGACAGACCCAGAGCAAAATGAGAGAATAGTTGTAGGTATAACTATGTCAAAATTTGATGTATCCTACACATTAGCCTTCGGCACAGAGATTTCAGACCATTACGATTTTGAGATTACATCCGATAAAGACACCTTAAAAACTGTAAAATGAAGAAAAGCCAACTAAGAATTGACGTAGAGCAAGACTTATTGTCAATGAAAGAGCCTTTGGATATGGAGTTTTTTCTTAAAAAATACAAAAAAAGAAAAAGCTACCTGCTTGATAGTTCTTTTAAGAATTACATTTGGATGTGGAATGCTTGGATGAGAAAAAAGACTGCGAAGGGAGAGAAGCCAAAGGCAGAGAAAGTAAAAAAGCCAGTTGAGGATATAATAAAGGACGACTTAAAGTTAATAAGAATAAAGGCAGAGCATAGCGAGTTTAAGAGGAAGTACGAAGCATCTTTAAAGGAGTTAGAGATGGCTAATCTAAGGTTTGACGCATTAGTTCAGATAAAGGAAGAGGTACAGATAAACGAAATAGAGCCATTGTTAAGTCAGCACGACAAGCACGAGGGCGTTCCTATCATATCGTTGTCTGACTGGCACTTTGAGGAAAAGGTAGAGGCTCACACCATCAACGGATTGAACGAGTACAACTTAGAAATAGCGGCAGAGAGGTGGAGCAAGTGCATTCAAAACTCTTTAAAGCTGGTAGCAAAGGAAAGACACACTACAGACATTGAGCAGATAGTAATTTGGTTAGGTGGTGACTTCATAACAGGTTACATACACGAGGAGTTGGTAGAGAACAACTATCTAAGTCCAACACAAGCTACAAGGTTTGCAAAGGAGAAGATAATCACAGCATTAAACTTCTACAAGAGGCACGGAAGGTTTAAGAAGATAACAGTAGCGTGTAACTATGGCAACCACGGAAGGACAACACAGAAGCCAAGAATATCGAGTGGCTACAAAAACTCTTACGAGTGGATGATGTACCAAGATATAGCAGACTACTTCAGCAACGACAAGATGTTTAACTTTATCATTGCCAATGGAGAGTTTAACTACCTAAAAATGTTTGACAAGGTAATAAGAACATTCCACGGTGACTCAATTAAGTTCAATGGAGGGATTGGTGGATTAACAATACCTTTGATAAAGGCGATAGGCAAGATGAACCAACAGATACAGGCAGACTATAACTTTATGGGTCACTACCATCAATTTTGGGAGGCAACTAAGGACTGCTTAGTAAACGGAAGCGGTATAGGATTTGGTCCATACGCAATGTACATAAAGGCACTACCTGAAGAGCCGATGCAAGGGTTTAAGATGTTAGACAGCAAGCACGGATTTACAACCAAGTTAGCAATAAGATGTAAGTAATGAACTCTACAATAAAACAAAAGACTCCTAAGCAAAAAACTTGTCTATGTCCTTGTGGTGAGAAGTTTACACCAACAGGGTTAGGTCAGAAGCACATAAGTCAAAGTCATTACACTCGTTGGTTGACAGAAACAGAGGCAGGTCAGCAGGTAATAGCTAAGAAGATTGAGAAGGCAAAGAAGCAAGTAGCGGACAAGGATAAAAAGGACTGGAACGCACAAAGAAATGAATTGTTGCCAGTAGTTCACGAAAAGAAGTACAAGGGATTGTTGCAGAATGAGATTAACAAGCTGTCCCGAATGATAGACGCTAAGTTTGGATATACTTTATGTATTGACTGCGGAAAACCATTTGGAAATCAAATAGATGCAGCCCATTACACAAGTATTGGAAGCAACAATTCAATAAGATACAACCTACATAATTTACATTA